TGCAATCTCAAGGCTAGACATAGTTTGATTATTTGAAATGGTGCTGATAGAATTGCGATTAGTCATATTGATTAATGTCCTAATTAATATTGATAGAAACCCAAGTAATTCGTAGTTGCTTGGGTTTTGTTATTATACCACAAATCACTCAATATAAAGAGTTTTATTCCCCCTCCACAACTTCACTCTTAATACTGTCGTAAAGAAGTAAGCTTTCACGCAATGATTGGCATTAATCGGTTATTTCAACCCTGTAAGACATTAGTGCTTTGTAGGCTTTCTCTGTTATTGAGTCTCTGTATTTATTTGCTAGAAATTTTATATATTTTTCTTTCTCTGTTTTGTAGGCTATAAAAGCCTCGATTTCTGAATTGAAGTAGCCAATTGTTTTATTTTTCTTGTCAATCCTAACATATGCAGCGTACTTCATTTTTCTCTCCGAAAAGCATACGCCTATTAAATATTCACCCCTAGCGCTGCACTACCTATTAAAAGTATTGTTTATCTCTGTTGGCAGTATTAAGCATGTATCCTCAGAATATATCTTATTGTTTTTTATCAACAAATCCTTGTCGACATTAACATCTAAATTGCCACAAACATTATTTTTCCCATACCATTCATAAAAGTAGGAATATGATTTAAAGTTGTCAGAAACTACACACTCCTCATATGACTGATTGGTGATATTTCGATTATCTGTGTAACACCTGTAAAGCATAGACCTCCATCTAGCATACTGAGGTAGTCTAATTTTATTGATTTTTGTCGGATACTTGCCGTCATTAAATCCAACACCACAGACTAATTTCATATTTGATACCTCTATCAATAACCTGAAATATTAATGCGGAAGCCAATCAGGTTAATTGGTTTTCGAGCCGTCACTCTATCCGCAATACTATTATATCACTATTCTTGCACCACCTCAGACTTAATCGAATCATAAAGCAACATTGTCTGCCTTAGTGGGGAATTAATACCCTTTATTGCGATTGTTGTTGGGCTGTTAGGCGGATTATCGAAAGTCATAATAGCTGTCTGTATGTCTGATTGCATCTGCAAGCCAACAAGCCCCAAAATTTCGGTAACTGGCAAACCTCTACCGATACCGCGCAAAGTCATATCTGACCAATTCTTTTTATTCTGCTCGATGGTATCTCGGAAAAAAGGGCGGGGCGGTGCTGTCCGTGTGCCGTACTCATTCCAAAAAGCCACCAGTGGAACGGGTGTGCCATCGGGATATTTAGAATTTTCTAGCACACCGACCTTAACGTGTGCGCCTGTAGACTCTGGAGCTAGCTTTTTAAGATAGTTCGCAAGTCCCTCACCTGTACGCTTGACCATAAATCACCGCGGCTGAGGATAACGACTGCGATCAACAGGCATAGCAACATTAGTTACAACATAAAGCCCTGTGCGATATGGCGCTGTCATCATCCAATATTCTGCACCGTATGGCGTTTGGTTGAACCACTTTTCACGACCAACAGCAGAAGTAGGGTAATCCAATGAAACAGAAACACTGCCCTCAGTAGCCGAAGAAATCCGACCAACAGCAGAGTTTCCGCTTTGAATCTGTGTCTGTAGTTGCGCATAGTGAGCAACAAGCAAATAAAACCAAATAAGGCGCGTATCCTCATCAATACAAGAGTTTTCGCTATTATCTAGGATTTGCTCAGACTTCTTGAAAAACCACTCTAATTGAGTATCAGAAATACCCGCGAATTGCGGGTAAATCTCTTTAAAGTGGGCAGGGTCGAATACGACTTTTGCCATGATTATACGCCTTTACCTGCATCGGCATCTTTTTCAACGCCTGCGTGCTTGCCTTGTTTAATGCGCTCAGTGCCAGTTTTTAACTCGGCTGTATCTTTCGCTTGAGCTTTGGCGTTGCGCGTAGTTTCTTGTGCAGCAACACAGCCTGACGTATATAGCTTATGACCTTTGTGTTGTTCAACCCAAGCGTCCCACAGCTCTTTTGGCACGTTTTCGGTAATACCATAGCCGTGAGCAACGGCAGAACTGTTGTAGCCGTTTAGGACGACTTTCTGATTGCCAACTTGCAATTCAACGCCATAAGGCTTTTTGCATAATACTGTAACTGTAGACATTTTATTTTCCTGTGTGTTTGTGTGGGTTAAATACAACTGGCTCAAGTGTGCGAATTAGGTCTGTTATATCCCCTGTGTAGCAACTTCCAGCCAACTTTAAAGAAATATCTTTGCGCCAATCGAGAATCTCATCGGTTGCGTATTCAGGTTCGCTGTGTTTAACGTCAAGATGGATGTTAATGTCAGGCATTTTTAAATCTCCAAAAAGATATTTCATTCTAGCATACAATAAAAAAAGGTATCACCAAAACGATGATACCTTTAGTTTAGGCTTGTGGATTACGGCGCAGGCGTTGAAGTCGCATCCATAGTAGCAACGAACGCAGGGCGGTATAGGATTGCACCTAAAGTACCTTGTGAGCGTTTTTGCTTGAAGCCTGACATGTCCTGAATCAATGGGTGTGTACGCATTTTTTCAGTGAATGACATTTCTACAGTTTTCTGACCTTCGTACTCATCAACGATTAACTGAATAGTTTCACCTGTTGGGGTGCTGTATTCAGGAATAGTGACGAAACGTAAGTTCGGGTAATGCTCTTTAAACAATGCACCAAGGTTTAAACCGAATTGGTTTGTCTTAGTGAATTGCGCTTTCATTAGTGGCGAAAGCAAACAAGTCATTGTTGTTTCGTTGTCCACTAGGCCAGCAGTTTGAGCGATCAACTTTTTAAACAATTTGCCGAAGTCGTTGAAAATGCCTTCCGCAGTTAATGTTTCCCAGTTACCGCCAGTTGCCGCAGGCAATAAGCTAGGGTCGTTAATCATACCGTAGTTCGCCAAGCCATCAATACCGTAAATGTAAGAATGGTTTTGGAACTTGTTAAGCGTTAATGCGGCTGAAATCTGTTTACGGCTAGACCAGTCAATACGCGCTTCACCCGCCATTTCTTGCTCGTATTCACCAACACGAATAACCGTTTGATAGTGGTACGGTTGGCGTGATGGGTATTGCACGTTCACACCTGACATACCGTTATCATTGAAATCGCCGTAGGTTGAAGTTTCACCTACTGATTCAATAACAGGGAATTGAACAAGTGAGCTAGTCCAGTTACCTTTTTTAACTTCGCCGAACGCTTCACCCATTTTCATAGGTGACACAAGCACTTCGATTAAATTCGGATCAACCCATGTGGTAAATAACGCAGGGAAGCCACCGTTAGGATTGGTAACTAATGCGCCTGGCACAAGCTCAGCATCCATAGCCATTGCTAGGTTTGCTTTTTTTGCATCCGTTAATACCTGAGCACCACGACCAAAGATTACACCATGATCTTTATTGAGTACCGCAATATCGCTTTGTGTTAATTCTAAAGGCATTATTCAGTCCTCTTAAAATGCTGTAATTTTGATAAGTTCGCCAACATCACCGATGGAAGCAACCTTAAATTCTGTTTCTGTAAAGCCTGCAACTGTAGCGCCCGCCGCACCTGTAGCGATTTCGCCTGTAGTGTCAGAAGCGAATACCTTTTGACCTACTGTAGCAGCAGTCGTAGTTTTAACCCAAAAGTCGCCACGATCATAAACCGTTACGCCAAAACCGGCAGGAATTAGCATTGATGTTTCAGCACGGTAGCCAGTGATTAAGGCTGTATTTTCACCGCGACGAATAAAGCCTAAAACATGATTGGTAGTATCAGCAGGCTTAACATTTGATACTTGGCCGTTTGCGATATTGGCCCATGCAAAGCGTGCAATAGTTACGCCGTTAGGGCCGGCTTTTAATTGCTGATTACCCGCAAGCACCGCATGGTACGGGCCAGCAGCCGCGAAATCACCCTCAACAGCTAAAGGGACATTGCGGTTAATTGTTTGTTGAAAACCTGTAGCCATGATATTACCCCTTACGAATATGACCAGTGATTGATTTCAAGCCTGTAGACGCACTCGCATAAGCTGAGTCTTGGGCAATGTTTGGAGCGTTTTGTTTGCCTTGCAGCACAAGATCAACCATAGCACCGTATGCAGACGGGTGAACGCCTTTAGTAGAAACGCCTGATTTAGCCAAAGCGGTCTTATAAACTTCTTCCGCGCTATCGCAAGCAATCTGACCTACAATCGGCTTAACCTTTTCGCGTGCTTCAAACAATGCAGTTACTTTAGCAACAGCGTTAGACTCGATCATAGCGGCGTCCATGGCCTGCTTTTTGTCGTCTTTGTCGTCCTCATCTTCTGCGTCAGACTTTTTATCGTCCTCTTCATCCTCAGCGACTTCGATTACTTCTTCATCTTCGGCATCGGATTTCTTCTCGTCATCCTCGTCCTCGGCTTTTGGATCTTCTTTATCTTCGTCATGAGCTAATTGCCCCACAACTGCAATAATGGTCTTTTTCAGTTCTTCGGTTGAATCCATTCCAAGTTGTTCTTGGAGTTTAGATAACGAGCCTTTTTTCAGGGCAATTTTCTTGCTCATTAAAAATTCCTCAATTTCGTTAGGCATCTCATCTGCAATGATAGCATCTTTACCAATACGACCACGCTCAACTAAAGCAACGTGATTACCGTGAATATTACGCATCACACCATCATAGTGCTCTCCGTTCCACTCACCGCCTGTCATATCGGCAGTGTACGCATACCCCGCAGACAACTGGTTTAACTTCTCAGACTCGATTAGATCAATCGCGTTCTGATCATATACACGTAAGCTAGAGTATACATTGTCCCCGTCCATTTCAACAACAGTGCCAATACTACCAACCGTAGAGTCTTTCTCAGGTTCTTCCGATGAAACAGGTGTGTGACGTTCAAGCAACTGCAAACCTTGAAATGTCGGCAATGCACGTTGCAGCTCGGTAGGGCAGCGCAATAGCATATAGACCTTATTTGGATCCAATCCTAAAGCCTGCCAGTTCGGAATCTCTTTACCCTTGTAGGGGTTAATGGCTGCTTTGGTAATGCAGGTTCGATCAACGATTAGGTGACCATTGTTGTCGATGTGCCGAACAGTGGTCAGGGATTGGAAGTCCATAGCGTATTTTGGCATAGTAAACGCCTTATAAATAAAACTGATTATAGCACTCTTTTTTTGCTTTAATCACACCATCAAACTCCCCAACTATAAAATCAATACCACCTATAAAACATTCTGTTTCCCCGCCAAAAGAAACCAGTGGTTTGTATTTAAAGCTCCTTAATCTTCTGTGTATTTCCTTTTCAGCATCCCAAGCATCACCGCCGCGCATAGTGGATGTCTTTATTATCTCGTACGTATACGGCAATGATTTAAATGATGCAAATCGGTTTTTTACTGTTCTGCTAGATATTCCAATTTTAAAAAAATACTCACTCCCAGAAAAACACCTAATCAAATAAACAACCGCCACACCTCTACTTGAATTCTCACACAAATCAACAAACGAGCTCCTATTCCATCCAGAAATAAGCCCAGACTCTCTCTTTTCTTGAGTGCAACTTGGGCATCCGATCCCAGCTAGGTGTGACGCTGCGCTTTGATTGAACCTGCCGTGGTGTTGGCATGTGATATTTACATTATGGTTTATACCGATATATCCACTGTTCTCATATGTATATTTTCTCCCATGTATAAACCCAGCTTTTCTCGCAAAATCCTCCTCGCTACCAACCCTCTTTTTGACCATTTTTATTTTCCCACAATCAGGGCAGCCACTCCCCGCTATATGTGATTGTGCTTTTTGATGAAACTCGCCATGCACTGGACAGATTATTGAAATCTTTTTTTGGTTGCCGTTGTATATACTGCCCGAATAATCATACTTATTATTATGCTTTTCTGAGCAGTGTTTAATAAAATCACTAAGGTTTTTTATATTTAATCTGGTTTTATTTGATCTAAAATATGTATAATCGAAGCCACTCATAGCTACTCCTTGTAAGTTGCCTGTGATAGAAAGCCCTAGTGATTGCAGTCTCTAGGGTTTTTGCATTATAACACGACAGGCAATAAAAAACCCCTATTATAAGGGCTTGATATCCATGTTATGCACAAATGAAGTCCACTCTTTCGTAGTGTAGCTCCAAATCATATTATCTTTAACATAGATTACATTGCCTGTAATTCTGCCGACAATATAACCTGTCGCCCCACTCGGAGCGTTTTTCTTAATGTCCATCACAACCTCTTATAACTATTTAAACTTACTTTAATCATTTGCCATGCACCGCCATTTGATTTGAATGTAAAGCCTAGATCATTCTTTTTAAAGAATACTGGCTTGCCGTTCTCAAAGTCATAGTGTGTGGCGTCTCTTGGGGCGCGTGTGCGTAGTTCGGTTGGGGTCATTTGTTCCTCACAATTCAATTACTAATCTTTTTCCACATTTGCAGCCTGGTAAATCTCTTGGGTGAATCCACTCATGATCAATATAAGCACCCTTAACAATATCGTACTCCATGCCATTGGCCTTTACATGGCTTACACGTGGCTCCTTGCTTGCGCTGGAATGCATCCAAATAGCCTTTGTCACACCAAGCTCTTTGGCTCTTGCATTCTCGATTGAATCGTTAATTTTGCCTATTTGGTCTTTAGCAATAATATTGGCTCTACGCTCAGACATGCCATCAATTTCACGTAGGCGTTTTATCAAGCCCTCAACATCATAACCACCCTTAACTGATTGCCATACAGACAAGCGCACACGGTCAAGGTATTGTTCACCAACCGATTTAATCAAGCCAATGTTTTCACCCAATGCAACTTGCATCTGTTCTTCAACATACTGGGAATGATTGAACCCGACCGTGAAGCCACGCCTACGCAGAATAGACAGCAATCTACGCTCGTAGTTTGATTTGGATTTACCGACAAATACCTTCGCTATTTCAGGCGCAATACGGTCTAGGTTATACGACCAACGATTAATCACCGCATCCATGACATGAGAAAGCCAATCTGTGATTCCATCCATTGCTAAATCATTTTTAAACGGCTTTACAATATCTCGAATTACATCTGCGCGGATTTCGTCAATCATCCCCATCATCATGCGTTCATATTCTTTTTGAATACGAACTGACGGCGGTATCAACGGCAGAATGATTGGCTTTTTTTGTTTCATGGCTAACCTAGATTGTTGGGGTTGGGTTTGGCTTATAGTAGCACCATTCCATCAAAATCAGGCTTGGCTCTCTGCCAGTGACCTTCGTTAAAAAGATAGTACACACCGTCAAGCAACAACCAATATTCATCATACTTTTGTTGCCAGTGCGTTGCATCATCAAGATTGGCTTTCATCACTTCTCCAAAACAATAGTGCCATGTGGAATATTAACAGCGCGTAGTTCCATTGGTTCGCGTTTGGCTAGTTCGGCGCGGAAATGACTTAACCTCCATTTAATTAAAGCCCACCCTCTAGTGTCCTCCTGATATTTGCCATCAACCATCATCAGGTCGTCTTTCCAGTAAGCTCCAGTATGGTCTATGTCGGTCGCATCACTAGGCGCACCATCCACGATTCTTTTCATTGTTTCAAAAACCATTCATCATCACTCCAACATAAATAATTAAAAACGCAAAAGCAATTAATTCAGGCTTCACGATTAACTCCGCAATGTCGGCATACCTTGTAACGCTTACCTGTCAAAACGCTTTCTTCATACTCGAAAGTATGGAATCCTAATAAGCATAGGATTTTGGTCATCACACACTACCCTTAAAAACAGAACGTAACGCCGATACTACCTGTTTAATTTCTTCTTCGGTGCGCCATGCTCCCATATTTATAAAACGCCTATCGGCACGCTCGGACTCATAAACATTGTGACCATATCCAATTACTGTCTGTGTGCTAAAACACCAGTAGGTTTCACCCTCTTTCGGCTCAAAAGGCGCAGGAACTTCAATTCCATTGATTGTGATGGTGCGGGGTTTTAGGCGGAATTCCCACATATGAGTAGCGTCAAAAAAAGACTTAACTAAAAGACCTGTTGCATCACACCAATCCATCCCTGTGATTGAATTACTACACTCAACCTCATCACCATTCGCCAACGCAATAAGCGCCTCTTTCCCACTAATTAATTCACTCATTTCCTCACCTCAAATAAAATAATCCAAACCAAAGGCGCTGCGTAAATCAGACCTGCTAGTGCGTTGTATGCTAGGTTTTTCATTTCTTCATATCCTCTCGAATCAATTTTTTAACGTAGGTGCTGAACTCTTTATCTTTGATGTAAGCGATAATGTCAGCGTCTTTTTCTTTGTGAAAAGATGCGCGTTTTATTTCACGCATCTCATCATATTTCTTACGGCGATCCTTAAAAGCCATAAGTAGCAATTTCCATAATTTCACCGCTTGTCAATTTTCGGAAGCGAACAACAAGACCAGCAGAAGATAATTCTTTTAACTCGCTTTCAGTTGCAAAAGTTTCAAAAACAAGACCAGTAGAGCCAATATAATCAACTAAAAACTTTTTCATTTTATTCCCCTAATCAGCATTATTGCTGTCTATGTGGTTATTATGTCGTGGCTACGACATTAAGTAAAATTCATAATTCTAATATACTTATCATTTTTTCTTATGCATTAAAAAACCCACCTGTTACAGTGGGTCGGGGAGGATGTCAATCTACATCAACATCATCATACACATCCATATCCTTGGTCATATCCAGTCCTGTGTATAGCCCATCTTCGTCAGACTGAAGAATCTCACGCTGTTCGATGTTATCAATCACACCCATATCAACGTAGACTTGCGCCGTTTGTGCTTTCTTCAAATCAACGTCCGCTTGTTCGTTAGCATCTAATTGATACAACGGATTAAACTGCCAATATAGCTCAGGATCGATTTTGCCGAATAGGTCTAGCTGAACCAAGTCGATGATGGTTTTCATCTGCGGAAGTATGTGCGCATTTTGCAGTGCTGAAACGTGGTCATACCATACGCGAATCTCGCTATCACCTGTAGCATTCAATCCGCTTGGAGATTTACCAAACATTTTAACTAACGGCATTTTTGCAGGGCCTGCCATCTGTTCAAAAGCTTGACTGCATAAAATATCTAGTGTGGTCAATGGGGTATTAAGTTGGAAAAATTCTTCCTCTCCTGATTTATCAATCAACATCAAGTTTTGATTGTTTTTCATCTTCGAGAAGATTTGAGCACGTGCTACTAGGTTTGCAGCCGAACCCTCACCACCGCTTAGGACTGCGCTCATATCGGTTTTTAAGCCAGTGATGCTATACGTGTGCACCAAATCACTCACACTGTCCACTGTGCGCTCACAACGCTCTACATAGGGCTTCATTGCCTGCGTCATCGGCAGACCACCAAAGTTATAACTTGGCTTCATCATATCGGGTACTGGTCGCATGATTAACGTCATCAATCGATCACGATGCACACGCTTACCCAACACATACCACTCATACGGCACAAAGAAGTCATTTTGTAGTGGATTATTCGCATTGTATGCCGATGGGGTAGACCATAGCGCTTCAACCAGTGAAAAGCCTTTTAATGAGCCTTTCTTGATTCCTTTCTCATTAATCAGCAACGGCAAGTCTGTTTTATCTTCCTGTCCCTCGATGTCAATGAACAACTGAGAGCGCCCGAAATAGTGGTCATTTTCGATATGGCGGCGCATTAAATCACGAACACCAAGCTCGTTTAAGCGCTGTTCAATCTGCTTAATAACTTCTTCATCGCCGCCTTTAAGCTTACCCCATTCCCGCGTCATTTCTTCCGCTACGGTTTCAGGCACTAAGCGATAGTCGGCATTCTGTGACATCCACGATAGGGCGGGGTAGCCAATGAATGTTGAATAGAACTGCGGTTCCATGCCTGCATAGTTTGCCATTGCCCCGCACATGCTATCTTGCGCGATAAGTGGCGTTACACCCACAGGAACAACATTAGGCGCAAGTTCAGGGATTGTATAAACAAAATGGCCCGAGTCTTTAACATCATCAAGCATAGTGATTACACGTTGCATCTGACGCAACGCGGCATATTGATCAATTTTAGGAGCTACTACAATCTCCTTTTTCTTAAACCATTTGAACATTATAGTTGTCCTAAAATATCGGGGTTGATGTTGAGTCGAAGCTTCCGCTTCATAATCGGCTCTAGTGCATATCTTAACGCATCTATGTAGTGGTTGTTAGCATCTACAACGATTGGCAATACTTCGTCTGTTAGTCGGTCTTTCTTGTAAGCGTACTCCCTAAACTCAAACAAGGTTTGCTTGCATCTAGGGTGAATATACACTTTCTTAAATGACTTGATAAACTCAATACCGTCCTCAACAGAGCCTTTGCCTTTTTCAACACCCTTAATCCTGAATAGACCTTTTCGTTTTAAATGGCTAATTGACTCAGGGCGTGCGCTATCCGCACCTATTGGATATTTCTCGATTTCGGGTATGCGCTGTTTAAGAAAATCGACCGTATCATCTAGCTCTAAACCAACCTTACCCGCTTCATAATCAATCCAAATACATCCATCATGAATCCAAACCTTAACGCAGGCTGTGGGGTCTTGAGAGAATCCAAAGTCAAGCCCAATGTATGGCCCATCCCATTTTTTGGGATCAGCTTCAAATTCTTTTGATTCGTATTTGTTTCTGAAAATCTGCGCTTCTGATAGCTCAAGATAAGCACCCTCCCAAATCCAGCGATAAGTAGCATCATCTAGATTGGCTTTATCACGTCTGCGCTCAATGTCTAAGACTTCGGGGAACCACGGATTGTCCATGTAGTTCATAACCACACATCGACCAATAACATTCCCATTGTCATCAACCATTTCAGGATGTCCGAAGCGAGTATTTGTAGCACTATCCCTTTTTTCAGGGTTGTAGGTAACGTAAACCTGTGAGCCTTCTTCACGTACTGTAGGCAATAACTTACGCCATGCCATTTCCGATACAGTCTCAGCCTCATCCACCCAACAAAGCAAAATACGCGCTTTCGACTTAATACTATCTAGGTTATGCCTAAGCCCTGCGAATACGTACTCAACGCGCCTATTCTTCGTCCTTATGTAATTCTCACCCATTTCATAATAATCATTTAAAAAAGGAACAGACCTAATTGTCTGTTTGATTTCCTCCATAGATGAATCTGAAAGCGAGTTCAAATGCTCTCGCGCTGACAGTATAACGCCCGACTGTCCCGCCTCTGCACACGTGTAGCCCTTAACCGCAGTCATAAGCGCAAAGGTTCGCGTCTTCCCTGAGCCACGACCACCTTTAGACACTAAGTATCGAAGATCAGGCTCGGTAAACAACGGTATAAGCTTTGGTGGCAATTGAATATCTACAGATGACATCACTTCTCCATATTTGGAGCTACTAGATTAATCACACTTGGCTTATCTCCAATGGCTTTACCATCACTTGTAATATCCTGTTTATCTGCATGTCCATCAATGCGGGCAACAAGCGCATGATTCAAGTCACCTGACAGCGCACCATCAAGATTCCAAGCTTTCATAATTGCGTCTATTTCCCCATAGATAGCCGAATACTCAGACCTTTGACCATAATCCTTGAGCGTGCTTAGTCCTATGCCCATGTGCGCAGCCAATCCGAATTGAGTCATCCCTCGCATGTGGGGTACTTTGTCGTAAGATATTACACCCTGAAATGAAGCCGTGATGGTTTTCTCAATTGGATTGTCTTTAACCCAATTAATATAATCCAAAGCCATCTCTTTAAAATCATCAGGGCTTTCAATTAATCTAGGTTTTCCTACCTCTCTGCTCACCTAAAAACCCTCCCAAACTAAAACCACATAATAACAGAAAAGCCCTCAAAGGGGCTTTAATGTGTTAATTATCACAAGCTCCGATCATGGCTTTGTAGCACTCACGACGCTTCTGATTTGTTCCTGAATGCACATCCGAACCCTTGACAGGATTCATTACAACATGACCAGCGTTTAGCATTCTTTGAGTTGGTTCTTTTGGCACAATCACATAATTGCCACTATTAAGTTTTTGCAGAGCTTCCATATCCTTTTGCATCTGATCAGAAACTCGATCTTTCATCATCTGCTTTGCAAAGGCTTTTTCAAAATCACTCTGAGAAATACCTTTAATCATTTCATTATCAAAATTCATTTATTTCCACCCTTGAGCGCTTTCTCTACTTCAATAACCATATCGACATACATTTTCTTTTTTGAAGATAGTATTGCTATTGCCTCATCAATCCGCTTTTGCAACTCATCCTCATTGCTTTTAATCATCTTGCGCATAGACTTTTGACCATCCGCATAAGCTTCATTTGTTTTATTTAGCATTTCACGCTTTAATTCATCAATCTCGGCTTGTTTGGATTGTTGGCCTGCTTCATATGCATCACGCTCAGACCAGCTTTCAGCATCAACCATCCACTCATCAAAACTTTTCATCACGCACACCCCACACATTTAGCCACCAAAAACAGGATAAAAAATACATTCGATGCCACAAACCAATTGATAAGCAGATTTTTATCTTGCAATTTCTTCTTCATGAAGTTTTTGTCACGGTTGGCGATTGCTAAATCATTTTTAGTCTGTGCAACTTCCATATTCAACATACGGACGTTTTGTTTTTGCTCGTCATCGCATGATATGCCTACGCCACGACTAACCAGCTCAACCGCCACGGCTTCTTTAATCTTTCCTGTAATTTCCTCCTGCTTCTCAGTGCTTGCCCCGATCCGCAAGGTTTCGCTGATATAATTCCGTGAATGCCCGATCAATTTGGACAATTCCGAATTACTCAAGCCCAGTTTAATTTTCGCTTCGTTTACCGCATTTTTTAGTTCGATCATTTTTTAAACCTCAATACAATTTTTCAAATTAACTTCTTTAACTTCGCACCACCCGAAGCCGTTGTACTTATAAAACTTTTCATTAATCTTATAAAAACACGACTTCTTGAAATCGTAGTGCGTTGCTCCACGTGGCACCTTCATTCTACTGGTGGTTTAGGTAGTGGCTGCCAATGGGTAATTGAGTTCCACGAAAAACCATCACCATCATAAAACTTTTTAACCTTATGACCTTTAATAGTTGAACCTATCGCAACCCAATTATGCCTTGAATAAACAAGGACTCGAACACCATCTTGAGGCATTTTATCTTCACAGCTAATCCACTCACCCATATCAACCTCGAAACTTCTTAAAATCACGTTCAAATACATTGTTAAGCTCGAATAGTTCCTTGCGTCCGAACCATTCAGGCTTCTCTATATGATCGTCATTCACGTCAAACCAAGCATAAGGTTTAATAATTAACTGACCATTCAAAAACTCGTTTAAATCCCAGTCAGACACGTTACAACGCGCTGTAAAGTCACCAATCTTGAAGTCCGCCAATCCATCTTCAAAGCGTACTAATTCAATTTTCATTTCATCACCTTGTTTAAATCTGCGTAAATGTCTGCCCAGCGTGCTAATTCAAAATGCGCTTTCTTCTGAACCGTTAAATCATCATGCGCTATATGCTCAGCAGCTCGGATCATGTTGCGTTTAGCCTTGTCGATGCTGAACATTTCATCTTGCTCGACTTGGCTCATTTCGGTTTTGTAGCTGCGTTTGTTCTCGCTAGACTTAATCACCTGTTCTAGGTTTTGTCTGCTGCACCCTATTTTCTCGCATAGCGCCAATTTTCTTCCATGTCCAAACATGCACCATATTTCTATCTCTTTCATGCCATCAACTCGAAAGCGTTTAATATTCTAGCCCATTGATCGTCACTGCAATCCAACTGACCAATGAGTATTTTCTTCATGGTCTGCGCTGACATTTCAGACAACACCGCCAACTTCATGTATGACCGATCTTCGCAAAACTCGTTGAGCAATTCACGTCTACGGTTTGATGTGTTGCGCTTGTTTTTATCGTTAATCATCTTCTCGATAACTGGCTTAAAAATATCATCCACACCAGTCGCAAAAGACCTCACAACACGCTTCACCACACACACTTCAAAATGCGGACGCCCTAACTAGTTTGCATATTCAACCATGCATTGGCGGATCAGGTTTGGGTTTGGCTTGTTCATGACTAAAGCAAATCCTCGATTAATTTGCTATACCCGCCGATGTCATGCCAGCCATCAATCGAATTAAAATCACCGTTCACGATACGCGCCATTTTTGAAGCAATCATGTACAAAGCCATGCGATGCGGATATGGAAGATCATTCAATCCATTTGAACGAACTTTCGATAATGTCGCCATGATGTTCTCAGTAACAAATGCCACATCCTCAAAGCAACCATACTGCGCCTGACGCTCCGCCAGTGTTGCTTCAATGGTTTGTTTCCGCACCTGCTCAATCTCTGCGTATTGGTCATTGATCGACTGCGAATAACCCTGTCCATTCTCATCCATGTGCTTCACTTCATCATCGGTGTATTTAGGCTCATCATCAATAAACGGAAGTTTTTCTGGATTTTTATGTCGCCTCCAAACAGTAACTGCGTTTCTATACCCGCACTCGGAGCGCTTGAAAACAACGCGATTTAAGTCTGGTGAAAATGCAACATCCGCACCCTCTGGAACTTCAATATCTCCATCTTTCCCAACAATGCCACGCATCACAAGCTTGTAACTACCATCTTCCTGTTTTTCTAAATATTCTTTCATCACTTCTCGCCTTTTAAGTTTTGCTTAACCTTGCGCCAGTCCATGTAGATTCTGCACGCTTCTAGTGTTTCAGGTGTTTTTACACCACTCGCATAAGCCGATCTCAACTGCATAACATCCGCATAGCTCATGTCGTAACACCATCCGTTTGGCGTATCATACTTCCGATACTTCTTGAACTCTGCCATTTTCTTCTCATTTGTTTCGATAGAATAAATATAATAATTTTTATAAATATAATCAAATTCAATTTACTTATATGAATATTTGTTTTTCTTATATAAAAAACCCCGATCATGGAGGTGGTCGGGGCATAAGCGAGTTGTGATCTGATTAATATATAGGAATGATGCCAGTGGTGCAAGCCATACTAAAAACCACACACTCTACTATCTATTTTCAAGCTTAATCCTCCTAGTATGAATTACTCGTTTTTGTGCCACTTAGCCTATTTGTCTTTAATATAATATCTAGTAAGTGGCATATAGAGGGTATTTATAAAACCGCTTTTATTTAATAAGAGCTTTATAGATTTATATGCCACTTAGGGTATTTCTCTTTAATATAATAGTAGCTAAGTGGCACAAGATTGTAGTTTTAGCCAATGTTCAAAGGCATCTTTTGCACCTTGATAACCAATCGCCAAACAAGCAAACGCACCTTGCTTTTGTGCCTGCTGTAAAAACTCTAATTGCCCATCTTCAAAACGACATGAATTGTCTTTTTTGATCTCCATGCACAGTGTTGGATTTCCAATCACAATTAAATCCGATACCCCCTTGGTTAATCCTTTCGCCTTGTCTGCTCTGATTTGCCCTGTAGTACGCTTAGATTCATTTTTAACGTGAAAAGCTACTAGCCCATAGGATGATGGGTAATCGTTCCGTATACGCGAAATTAGGCTGCTTAAAACGTAATCTTCTGCTGGGTTTGATGTGGATTTCGG